GAAGACGCCAGAATAATTCTGAAACGGAGCAGCCATTCAGATTACCTTGTTACTTTTGCGATACCCTAGTCACAGACGAGGGGATTAGTTTCACAGAAACTAACTATTTTTGAGCCTCTTGCTTGAGCACGGCTGCAAGCTGCGGATCTTGCTCTAATAGTAGCATTTGTTGAGTGAGGTTGCCCGTTTTCCAAGGGTTTACTTGACCTCCACCAGCATTTGCCACGGGGCTAGGTCTAGCACCCATTCCTGCTGCTGAACTTGGTTTAAAATGATGTTCCCAACCACTTCCAGGATTCTTGAGACTGCTGATATAAGTATTTAAATCTTGTTCAACTCCACCATTAAGAATAACTACTTTACCTTCAGCGTTCTTTTGTAACTTATTTTGTAACAATGATAAAGTTTGTTCTGCATTTATCGCTCCAAGATTACTGATAGCTGCGAGGGCTGCTGTTTTTGTGGAAGCTACTTCGTGAGAATTTTTCATCTCTTCAAGTTGTTGAGATAAATTCATTATCTGCTGTTCTTTTTCTTGGGCTGTTTTGTTAGCTTCCTCCCAAAGAGTTTTCCACTGACCCTGTTCTTCTAGGTCTTTGGTTCGCTTTTCTTCTTTTTGTTTATAGACATCATCAAGTTTTCCCTTGATGCCTTTAAATTTTTCCTCTGCTTCAGCAGCTTCTTTACGAGCAGCAGCTAGTTTTGCTTCGTATTCTGCTTTTACAGAACTGAGATCGGGTGCTTGTGGTTGTGAAGGAGTGTCAGCCACAGGCTGTTCAGGAGGATTCACAGAATCAGGCTGAATTACTTTTTCTTCGATTGCCATTTGTGATTAAGTTGATGGATTAAGTTTTTCTTCTAGTTCTTTGATAAGAACTTTTTTATTTTGCCTTTTGTCTAGTTCAATACCGATAGTGCGACCAAAATCTTCAAGCTGCTTTTTTGTCATACTTTCAAAATCATTAGTTTGTTCAACTACTGGTTCTTCAGTAATAATTACTTCTTCGGGTTCTGGTTTAATTACAGGTTCAGTTACTTTACCTGAATGTATCAGTTCTGTTTCCTGCCATTTATAAGAACCGTCAGGCTGGAGTACCCGATCTAAAGATTTAGCCATAATAAAGGTGTACTTATATACTATTGTAGCAGACTATTCAGATTTGACCTCATTCGCTGAAGGTAATACCTCTCCTTGTACCAAAATATCTCTAAATTCTTCTCTATCTATCACATTTTCATTAAATAATGAAGTTAAAGCTGTGATATCTTGACCAATTAATCTTTCAATATCAAAATCTCTACTGATCTTTACTTCTGGTGGTTCAATACCTACATATTCAGCAGATAGATTGAAGGCTTTTTGTAGTTTTTGTTCCAGTTCCATGGAAACCATTGCAAGCATAGAGTTAGTGTCTACACGATCTAATCTGCGGGCATCTGCTGATTCCGCAACAAACTTCTGTTGTGATAATGTACTAATTCCTAAAGTAGCCATTTGCATTTGAAGTTCCTTTATTTCTGCTGATTGTGCATCAAAAGCACTGGAAGCTGGTTCTACATAGTATATTTTGTTACCTGGCTGAGTTGCCATTGCGTAGTTTACGCTGATAGCAAGGTCTTTGGTTTGATCGTCATAACCTTCCATTACAAGCATTGGTTGTGATGCAACGTGCAAACTATGAATTAAATCTGCCTGTCTCTGGAAGTGAGCGAGATTTAGGTATGCAATGTCCAGTAAAGGTGGTTTACTTACTAAATTATCGGTTTTTCCAGAATAAATTGTTACTAAAGGTATTTCGCCTAGAGAAAAACTGCCAGATTCTACCTGTTTATAGTCTTTATCAGATGATCCAGCTTCAAAACTACCAGCAGAACTTCCGTCTGATACGTCATACATTTCTTCTATCTGCTCTTTTTTGCGAAATACCCTATAACTTCCTGGTTCGATTACTCTTATTTGATCGAATACTTTTTCTCCGAACTGTCCATCTGGGAGTACAGCTTTTTCGCCTATTCTCACCTGTATCAAGTTTCCATAATTAGATTCACGATCTAGTCTCCAGCCATAGAGATTGTTTGGATCGACTTCAATCCAGTAAGGTCTGCGGTTTTGCTGACGTTCTTCCGCAAGACTAACAGCACCAGAAGGTGCAGGATAATCTACAAGAATATGACTTTGACCATAAGTGAGAGAACACATTAGTAATCTTCTAGCGTATTCATCTAAATCTGACTTTCTACCATCTACATCTGCCTTGAACATTTCTGTCCAATAAGGATCTCCTGTAAGCACTATTGGTTTTCTTAATACAAGACCTGTAGCTGCTCGGATTAATCGTTGGGTAAATGGGGAAAATACAGCACGATTTACCCTAGCTAAGTAGGCATCATAATCTTCTCTTGGTTCTAACGGTAAAAATGTTTCGCTATTTGTTCGGAGGTAGTCTGTTCCTTCGGTTACGGCTTTCATTATTTCCCAACCTTTCATCATGTCGAGAACAGCCCTAGTGCGAGTAAAAGGACTATCTATTCCACCTACAGAAGTAGATGAAACAATATTGGTTCTAATTGGACCAGGAACAGCATAAGTCATCTCAACACCTCCATCGTTTTAATGCTAACGCTTTTCTAGTTGGTCGCCCTTTTTTATCTTTTAATGGTCCAGGCATACCCTTCATACGGGCACAGAATGACTTTCTTCTTGCTGCTCTTTTTCCTGTTGGATTTTTTTCAGTAACAGGTGCTTGTAAGTTACTTCCTGTTGCACGATTATACTTAGCTCTTCCTTTCGCAGTCAGTCCTCCTTTCTTAGACTTTTCGCCTCTTCCTACAGATAAACTGACTCCTTTACGTTTAGTCATTATTTTCCTACCTTTTTCATCGTCATATTATGAGCTTCAGTAAAAGTTTTACCCTTTAACATTAACTTTTTCATTTCTTCCATGTGCTTTCTGGTATGAGTACCCTTCTTCTTATGCCTGGCTAGAGCGTCTTGCTGTCTCTGAGTTAGAGTTTTCATTTTTTCTTCCTCTTTTTCTTGGAACGTAGCTTTTTAAGATCCGCAGCCGTAATCTTATCCCGTGGTGGAGCAACAGCAGCAAGTTTACGCTGTTTTGCTGAATAAGATTTTTTAGGCATTAGACAGAGGCAGTGATAGCACCAGTTGTTACAAAACTAACTGATATTGTAGAAATTTCACCAACAGTAGAACTAAATGAAGTTCCTGTAATAATTCCGTTAAAATTTAATTTTTTACTGCCTGATGTGTCCAGAAAAAGATTAAATGTAGCATCGCCAGCATCTTCTGTTGTTAATACATCACTAATAATTTCAGCAGTATCATCTCCAGATGTTGCGGTGTAAAGAAGATCAACAGTACCAGAACCAGAAATCAAGCTACCTACAAAACTTCTTGAGGTTGCACCATGAGAAGTAGTCTCTAATGTGTCTTTTGTTGTATCTAATGTCCAGGCTGTTGTAGAAGCTATAGCTCCTGCTGTTCCAGTTCCGTTATCAAATGATACAGAGCCTTCTTCACCACGAAAAAATGCCATGATTTCAATAAAATTTTACTTATAACAATATATTACCTTGAAACTGCGTTTTTCACAGTTATTTTTTCCTCTTTTTTCGTCTATGTTGATAAGTTATCTTTTTACTGCCTGTTTTTTCTCTTTTAAATCGTGCTTTTTCGGCTGCGGTCATCTCTCCAACAGTCTTAGGTGTCTTACTTGATACACGTTTTTTAGGTCTGCAAGCTGGATAACCTCGCTTTTCGCCCTTTGATCGGCCACAAGGTTTACCAGTTTTGACATCTACCCAGTTTTCTTTGAACCAACGGGTTAGACCGCCACTACTTCTTGCCACGTTTTTTCTCCACTCGGTAAGTGCCACCACGTTTTTTGTACTCTCGTACAAGCCACGCATTAGCATAAGCAGAAGGATAAACTTTAAATTTACGTTTAGCCTCTGCTTTTACCCTAGAGTATAACGCTTTATTTACAGGAACATTCACTTCTCTTCTTGCCTCCCTTCTTTTTCTTTTTCTTCTTCTTTGTTGTGGAGTGATACATAGTGAAAAAAGGAAACTCTTAGTATATTCTAAACGAAGTTTGACCTAATGTCTCTGGTTTTGCAAGGTTAAATTGTTGCAAACATAAATACCCAAAAGCATCAAACGCATGGTCAACTCCCAGGTTTTTATTTGGTAAACCTGTATTTGGAGCATAAGTTAGGGTCCGTAATGCTTTTATCAATTCTTTACAACGTGGGTGGATAAATGTTCTGCGATCTCCATTTGCATCATACAAAGCTGTATTAATTGAAGTAATCTTATCCCTTATTTTCCAGGGCGATCTTGGACTCATAACTGTAAATCCACTTCTCCTGAGAATATTGTGGTCCGTAACTCCAACTCCACTTGTTTTTCTCGCACTACCAGTAGGGTCTGGACAGGCAATAATTCGTCTATCTACCCCATACCTTCTGATAACCTCCTCCGCAAAATCCCAAGTCGTTGCTCCACCCGTCAACATGATCTCGTCAAACACATAAAGACACTCATTATGCTTAACCGCACAAATTCCCGCCATTGGGTCAACGTTGAAATCCAATCCCAAAATTAAAGGTAACATTTGTAAATCTTGGACTTCAGCACTAATGTTGTCATCGCTGAAACTAACAGCCACCAATCCTGTAAGATTTTCAAAACTTGCCTCAAACTCTTGCTTAAATGTTCTGCTATCTAGTTGGGCCTTCGCAGCCTCGACTTCCTCTGCTGGAACATTTCCCCCATCTATTGTGGTAAAACTCCACCTTTTCCAATCCCCCGTAGGATCTTCTGGTACATAGCACCATAAATCGTAAAACCAGCTTGCCGTGCCATCGGGTGTAGAAATAAATAATGCCCAACCCTGTTTATCTGCTAGTGCTGGCCTGATAACTTGAAACCATACATCGGAATCCATGAAGGCTGCTTCATCTAATACAACACCAGCTAAACTTCGGCCTCTTAACGTGGTTGCGTTTTCTGTTCCTTTCAGTTCAATAAGTGAGCCGTTTATCAATTCAT